CAAGCAAACAATCCTTTAAATTATTTACAAGCCATTAAGACTGCTGGATATGCAACTTCTATTAATTATGTCCAAAATGTATATAATGTAGTTCAAAAATGGAATTTAACTCAATATGACACAGGATTGCAAGATATTACATCGTCATCTGTCCAGACTTCTGCACTTAGTATTATTCAAAAAACAAATACACATAATACTACTAAATGTAACAGTAGAAAGATAGAATGGATAGTTTTACATTATACTGCGGGAACTACTTCTACTAGAGGTTCTGCACAAAATACAGCAGCTTATTTTTCTACAACTACTAATCAAGCTTCTGCCGATTTTATAGTTGATGATGAGACTATTGTTCAATATAATCCAGATCCTTTAAACTATTATTGTTGGGCGGTTGGCGGTAATAAATATAGTAATAAAACTACTAGTCAATCTGGTCAATATTATGGACAATGCAAAAATGCTAATTCTATTAGCATAGAAATGTGCAGTAATAAAACAAATAAAGCTTCTTTAGCCGCAACTGATGATGATTGGTATATTACTGAAAAAACACAAAAAATGGCAGAACAATTAACTACATATTTATTACAGCTTTATAATATTGATAAGAGTCATGTTATAATGCACCATCAAGTAACTGGAAAAGCTTGCCCACAGCCTTGGTGTAAAAATGAACAAGCTTTAAATAACTGGAATAAATTTCTAAATAATATAAATGCGGGAACCCAGATACCTGTTAGCGTTCAATCTAGCATTTCCGCGCAAGATGTTATTTCAGGAGGAGAATCAGTTAAATATGTTGTTCGTATTACAGCCAATACATTAAATGTACGCTCTGGCCCTGGAACAATTTATTCTATTAATAGAACTGTAAATAAAGGTTCTGCTTATACTATTGTTGAGGAACAAGATGGATGGGGCCGATTGATTAGTGGGGCAGGATGGATTTGCCTAGATTATACGGAAAAAGTAGATTCGACTAGTACGGCTCCTACTCAAAAGGAGTTGTCATATTTAGTACGCGTAACCGCAGATACACTTAATGTGCGTTCTGGCCCTGGAACTAACTATCCTATTGTTCTTCAAGTTAAAAGAGGAAGTGCATACACAATAGTTGAAGAGGATGGAGATTGGGGATTATTAAAATCTTATCAAAAAGATAAAAATGGATACATTAATCTAAAATACACTGAAAAAGTTTAAGCGGAAGGAGTTTTTCCTTCCGCCTCTTTTTTATGCCCATTTTTTACAAACATACTTGTAAAATATCATTTTTTATGTTATAATTGATATATAGTTTAATAGAGTTTAGATACAGAAGATAAAAACTTGACTTTTAAAAAAATTTATGATATAATATTATATAGAATAAAATGAAAGGAAAAAAATGATGAATAAATTATATAATAATGATAGTATTCAATCACTCTCGCCTCGTGACTTCACTAGACTTAGACCTGGTGTATATGCAGGTAGCACCGAGTATAGTACACAGCTACTTATAGAAATTGTTTCTAATGCAGTAGATGAATTTGCAGCTGGGCATGGTGATGTAATTAATGTAGATTATAAAGATGATGGTTCATGTAAAGTAGAAGATTTTGCACAGGGATTTCCTGTTAATGTTATGCGTGAAGATGGAGAAACTGTTCTTCAAGCTTCTTTTGATGTATTAAATACTTCAGGTAAATTTACAGATGATGGAGTTTATGAAGGAACTGCTTTAGGTTTAAATGGTATTGGTTCTAAATTAACTAATTATCTTAGTAATTGGCTTGAAGTAAGAACTTTTAGAGATGGAAAATCTGAAATGATTAAGTTTACAGAAGGTATATTTTCAGATAGAATTGTTGGTGAACAAGGAAACTTCCATACTGGTACTATTGTCGAATGGAAACCAAGTGCAGAATTTTTTACTCATCCTCAGATTGATGTAGATAGAATTAAGAAATTATTTCATGTATTAACTTGTCTTTGTAAAGGATTAACAATTAATTTAACTCATAATGGAAAAGATAAAATTACTTATTATTCAGAAAATGGATTAAATGATCTTGTTAATGATATTGCAAAAGATAATGAAATAATTAACAATAGATTAAATATTAATTTTATTGAAGATAAAAATAAACTTGATTTCGTATTAACATATACAACTAATTATTCACTGAATATGATTAGTTATGTTAACACCGGAGAAACAGATAGTGGACCTCATATAACTCAGATTAAATCTCTTATAACAAGAGAGTTTAATAAATTCTTTAAAGAAAAAGGTTGGCTTAAAGACAAGGATAGTAACCTTGAAGGTTCAGATATACAAGAGGGAATGTTAATTGCATTTAATATCACAGCTCCTGGAGTATCATATGATGCTCAGACAAAAAGTCGAATAGTTAAGCTTGATATGAGTCCTTTTACTGGAGTATTAGCTGAAAATATTCAAACTTGGTTAAGTTATAATGAGAAAGATATTAAAATAATTTTTGATAAGGCGGTCTCCGCTAGAAAAGCACGAGAAGCAGCTAAGAAAGCACGAGATGCTGCCCGCGAAACTGAAAAAAAGAAAAAAGAGAAAGTTCTTAAATTTGATACTAAATTAGCTGATTGTTATTCAAAGGATAGAATGAAATGTGAAATATATATCACAGAGGGTGATAGTGCTAGTGGTAATATTAAATTAGCAAGAAATAATGAATTTCAAGCTGTATTACCCGTAAGAGGTAAGATATTAAATACTCAAAAAGCAACTCTTGCTCAGATACAAAAAAATGCAGAAATTATGACTATGATTGAAGCATTTGGATTAAGAATAGATCCTAAAACAATGAAGGTGACTTATGATAAAGAAGATTTGCGTTATGGTAAAATTATTATTATGTCAGATGCCGATGTCGATGGAGCGCACATTAAAAATCTTTTCTATACTTTTATATGGAATTTTTGTCCAGAATTGATAAAAGAAGGATATGTTTATGCAGGAGTTCCACCACTGTATAAAATAACAATAGGAAAAGAATACAAATATCTTAAAAATGATGAAGCACTTGAAGATTTTAGAAAGAAAAATGAAGGAAAAAAATATCAAGTTAATCGTCTTAAAGGTCTTGGTGAAATGTCAGTAGAAGAAACTGAAGAAACATTGACTGATCCAAGTAATAGAATTATTAAACAGATTAATGTTGAAGATACTAATACAACAAATATTTTGTTTGAACAGTTAATGGGAACTGGAGTTACGAGCAGAAAAGCTTATATTAAAGAACATTCAGAGGAGGCTAAATATAATGCAGAATAATAATATAGATAATGATATAAGAATAAAAGCAATTAAAAAAGTATTAGATAAACTTTATTATGAAGCTAAGTATGCTTTTCATCATGATTGTGAAAGATGTGGCGAAATGTATAAAGAAAAAAATATTTGTAATATATGTGAACAAAAAGATAAAGAATTATTAGAAATTAGAATTCCTAAATGGGAACAAAAATTAAAAAATATAGAGGCTAAATATAATGCAGAATAAAATAAATCATTTATTAAATCAAATATATGATGCTTACAAAGGCAAAGTAGAAGAAGCAACTTCTATATGGAAAAGTGAATGTTGCTGTATATCAGAAGATGAGGATAGAGATAAAGAAGATAAAGAAGATTTATTATATTTTGAAGGATTGCTTCGAGAAATTGATAACGATTTTATTCCATTGGAGGAAAATTAATGCAGAATGATATAATATTATGTCCTTCTTGTGGTAATAAATGCTATTTTGGTTTAGATGAATGGGGGACATACTCCAATTCATTTGCATTGTGATAAATGTAATATTAATATTGGTAGCACATCTTTTAAAAAATGTATAGACTTACTTCAAAAATATAACAAACAAAAAACTTATTTAGAATTTTATCATAATGAAATTAAATTATTAATTGAAGAAGGGAAAAAAATATTTTATGCAGAATGATATAAAGCAAGAATTATATGATTTATATAAATATGCTCTTGAAGATGCTTCTTCCATGTGGTTAAGTGAATATTGTTGTTCTGCTAAAGAAGGAGAAAATAGAAGAAAGTCTGATGAAGAAGATTTAAAATATTTTAAAGAATTATTACAAAAATTGCGGGCGCCAGGTCAATGAAACATTGATCTAGGCCGTCGCACGCTTTAAAATTTTTGGACAAACTTTACTAATTCTGTTGCTGTTAAAATAATATATAATAACAGCAACAAGATATTTTTAGTAAAGGAGATAAAATATGACAAGAAAAGAATTATCAGAAAAGATAGGATATAGTGAATTATCTATTCAAAAGAATTTTCCAAGAACTCTTAAACAAGTACAAGAAAATCAAGGTCTTTCAATAATTAGAGAAGGAAGAGGAGAAAATACTAATTATATTTTAGTTCCTTATGAAGGACAACCTCTTCCAGAAAAAATTGATCCTAGAACTAAATTAATAGGTCAAAGATTTGGACATTTGACCGTAATTGAAGATAGTGGTGAAAGAGTACATAGAGCTATAATGTGGAAATGTAAATGCGATTGTGGTAATGAAAAAAATATTAGCACTTCCCGCCTTCAATCTGGTCATGCAAAATCTTGTGGTTCAGATAATTGTCCATATCACCATTATTATGAAGATTTAACAGGACAAAAATTTGGTAAATTAACTGCTATAAAACCAACATCTATGAAAGATGGTAGTCATATGTATTGGCTTTGTCAATGTGAATGTGGTAATATTAAAGAAGTAGCTAGTGGACATTTAAAAAAGGGAGCTGTTCAATCTTGTGGTTGTATTACAACCTCTATTGGTGAAGCTAATATTAAAAAAATATTAGAAGAAAATAATATTCAATATAAAGAACAAATTTCTTTTGAAGATTTAAAAAACATAAAACCACTTCGTTATGATTTTGGAATTTATCAAGATGAAAAATTAATTAGATTAATTGAATTTGATGGAATTCAACATTATGAAGAGCAAGATTATTTTACTCATGATTTGACAACTACACAAAATAATGATATAATTAAAAATAAATATGCAAAAGACAATAATATTCCTTTGGTCAGAATTCCTTATTGGGAAAGAGATAAAATGACATTGGAAATGTTATTAGGAAAGGAGTATTTAGTAAGTTGAGTTTATTAGAAGAACAATATAAAAATAATGATATTCAATATGAATTAGGAAGAAATTTTATAGAATACGCCGTTGCCGTAAATTCAGACAGAAGTATACCCGATGCAAAGTCAGGACTAAAACCTGTTGCAAAAAGAATATTATGGTCTGCTTATGAAGAAGGAAGATTATTTAGTAAACCACACGTCAAAGCTGCTCGTATAGTAGGCGATGTAATGGGTAAATATCACCCTCATGGAGATTCTTCAATTTATGGAGCTATGGTAAGATTATCTCAACCTTGGGTATTAAGATATCCTCTTATAGATTGGCATGGTAATAATGGTAATCAAATGGGAGATGGTCCAGCTCATATGCGTTATACAGAAGCTAGACTTAGTAAATTGGCGGAAGATGGTCTGCTTCAAGGATTAAAAAAGAAAAATGTTGATTTTATTCCTAATTTTGATGAAACAATGGAAGAACCTGTTACCCTTCCCGCAATTTTTCCTAACCTCTTGTGCAATCCAAATACAGGAATTGGTGTTGCAATGGCTTGTAACTGGCTCCCACATAATTTGAATGAAGTAGCTCAGGCTATTTATGATTATATAGATGGTAAAGAAGTAACTTTACCTGGACCTGACTTCCCAACAGGTGGAATTATTATCAATAAGAATGATATTCCTGGAATTATGAGAACAGGTCATGGTTCAGTAAAAGTAAGAGGTCAGTATAAAACTGAAAAAAATAATATTGTTTTCTATGAAATTCCTTATGGAGAAACAGTAGAGGGATTAATGGCACAAATTGGTGAAGTTTGTGATGCTAAAGAAATAGATGGAATTAAAGAAATTCGTGATGAAAGTAATAAAAAGGGATTAAGAATTGTTATTGAATGTAATAAAGGAGTGAACTTAGATAGTATTGCACAGAAACTCTATGCAAAAACAAATCTTCAGACCTCTATTTCATATAATCAGGTAGCATTAATAGATAAAACTCCAACTGAATTAAATCTTAAACAGTGTATTGAAATATACATTAATCATAATATAGATTGTTTAGTTAAAGAAGTTAATTTTGATTTAAATAAAGCAAAAGAAAGATTACATATTGTTGAAGGACTGCTTATTGCTCTTGAGGACATTGATAATGTAATTGCATTAATTAAAAAGAGTGAAAGTAGTGCGGCGGCTAAGGTTTCTTTAATCGAGAAGTATAATCTTTCAGAAGCTCAAGCAAAAGCTATTTTAGCTATGAGATTATCAAGTTTAGCTAGATTGGAAAAAATTGAACTTGAGAATGAAAAAAATTCACTTCTTGATAACATAGCTGATTATGAAACATTACTTCAATCTAAAGAACTACAAGAGAAAGAAATAAGACGTAGACTTGAAAAAATTGTTGAAAAATATGGAGATGTAAGACGCACTCAACTTATGCAAATTGAAGTTCCAAAGGAAGAAAAAGAGATCGCTGAAGTAGTTCCTGTTGATGTAGTTGTGGTAACAACAGAAAGTGGTCTTATTAAGAAAGTTCCTGTATCTAATTTCAAAATACAAAAGCGCGGTGGAAAAGGCGTCAAATCAGCTGATGACGCAATAATGTCTGCTATTAAAACAAACACAGTTGATTATATGATGTTCTTCACACAGGCGGGCCGCATGTATAGATGCGTTGTTGATAATATTCCTGATGGAACTAATACAACAAAAGGAGTTCCAATTAATAGTCTTATTAAACTAGAACCTAATGAAAAAGTAATAGCAGTAACTTCACTTCATAGACAGAAACTTCCGCAGTATGCAATTTTTGTAACTAAACAAGGTATGATTAAAAAGAGTTTCTTAACTGAATATCTTGGTGCTAGAAAGAATGCGGGAATTGCTGCTCTTAAACTCAAAGAAGGAGATTCTGTAGCTAAAGTATCATTCCAGGATGATGAGGATATAATCATTATAACTAAGAATGGTATGAGTATTAAATTTAGTACAAAAGATATTGGAGCTATTGGACGTGCAGCAACTGGAGTAAAAGGAATTAATCTTAATGAAGGCGATGAAGTAGTGACAGCTCTTCCTATCCATAAAGATACTGATATGATAGGATTATTTACTTCAGATGGAATGGGCAAAAAAGTTAATCTTAACGAGTTCCCTCTTCAAGGCAGAGGTGGAAAAGGCACGATCTGTTACAAACTTAATCCAGGAGTAAGCATTGCGGGCGCCGCAATGCTTTCCGATGAAGATAATATTCTTATTAGTGGTAGTAAAACATCTATATGCATCTCAGCTAAGGATGTTTCAACACAAGGAAAAGCAGCACTCGGCACAATTGTTATTAAAGATAATTTAGTAAAATCAATTACTAAATTTAAATAAATATCAACTTGACAAAATAAAAAATTTTTGATATAATTTTTTAAAAGGTTAGATAATGGAAAAAGAATTATCTAACCTTTATTTTTATATATTGACTTTTATAAAAATTTATATTATAATATTTATATAATAAAAAAGGAGTTGATAATTAATGAATCAAGAATCTAAAGATATAAGAAATTTAATTAATTTATTAAATGAATATACTGAAGCATATGATAAAGGAACTCCAATTATAAGTGATAAAGATTGGGATAGCATGTATTTTAAATTAGCAAATTTAGAACAGGAAACAGGGATTATTTATCCAGATTCTCCAACTCAATCAATTAATTATGAAGTTAAAACAGAATTAAATAAAGTTATCCACAATCCGCCTATGTTATCATTAGATAAAACAAAAGATATAGATAGTGTCTCTTCTTTTGTTCGTGGAAATGATTGGTATGCAATGTTCAAGATGGATGGATTATCATGCCGAATAATATATGAGAATGGACAGCTTGTTGAAGCTAGTACACGAGGTCATCATGGAATAGAAGGAGATGATATAACTCATAATGCTATGGTTATTCCTTCAATTCCTAAATCAATACCATATTTAGATCGAGCTATTGTTGATGGTGAGATAATTTGTGATTTAAAAACTTTTAATGAAAAATTTAGTGATGATTATAAGACAGCAAGAAACTTCGCAGCTGGTTCAATTAGACAATTAAGTTCAAATATATGCGCCTCCCGCAATTTAACATTTGTAGCTTGGAATTTAGTTGAAGGATGTTCAGATATTGATTTCAATTTTTGGAGATTAGAGAAACTTGATGACTGGGGTTTTATTACTGTTCCTAGAGTTGGCGATGCTGAAACAGTAGAAGATGCAATCAGGATATTAGACCAGATGGAAGAGCATAACATTTATCCTATTGATGGATATGTATTCAAATTTGAAAGTAAAAAGCTAGGTGAATCACTTGGTCAAACTGAACATCACGCAAAAAATGCGCTGGCTTTCAAATTTTATGATGAAGAATATGATGCGGAATTACTTGATATAGAGTGGTCTATGGGCAGGACAGGTGTGTTGACTCCAGTAGCTATATATACAGATACTGAAATAGATGGTACAATTTGTAATCGAGCTTCAATGCATAATCTCTCTATTATGAGAGAAACGTTGGGGTTATATCCAGAAAAGAGTCAACCAATCTGGGTAGTTAAACAGAACCAAATAATTCCTCAGATATCTAGAGCGCAGAAGAATGATATCCCGCATGACCATATTTTAGACAATGGAATTTGTACTAACTGTCCTATATGTGGAGAACCTACAGAAATAGTAGAATCAGAGACAGGAGTCTTGAACATAGTATGTACTAATCCTAGTTGTATGGGTAAAATATCTAATATTGCTGACCACTATTTAGGTGTTAAAGGTCTTAATGTTAAAGGAATATCTAAAGCAACTCTAGAGAAATTAATTCAATGGGGTTGGTTAAAAAATATTAAAGATATATATACATTAAAAGAATATCGAGAAGAATGGATTAAAAAACCTGGTTTTGGGATTGCTTCTGTTGATAAAATATTAAATGCTATTGAGGAGAGTAAACATAATGTTGTATTAGCTAATTATATTTCTGCTATTGGGATACCTTTGGTTGGTAGAACAGTCGCCAAGAGCATTGTAAATTATTATTCTAGCTGGAAAGAATTTAGGGAGGCTGTTGGCGGTGATTGGACTGAATTTGAAGGATTCGGACCTGAAATAAATAATGCTATTAATTCATTTAATTTTTCTATATATGATGAAATTGCGGGAATGCTAGACTTTGCACAGCCAGAGATCCAGAATGAAGTAACTCCGACTACTGCAATTAAAGATAAAAAGTTTTGCGCAACAGGTAAACTTCAAAACTTCACTAGGAATAGTCTTAAGGCTGATATTGAAGCGCATGGAGGTAAATTAGTAAGCTCAGTAACTTCCGCCATAGATTACCTTATAACTAACACACCAAATAGTGGGACTAGTAAAAATAAAGATGCTCAGAGATTAGGAGTAAAAATAATCACAGAAGAAGAGTATCTTAAAATGAAAGAATAAGCTGTCATTAGTTGAAAAGTTATAAAAATTTTGGTATAATATATACATAAAGAAAAAGGTGCTACGACAGACTGAGGAAGCCAATGTGATAGTGGCGAGTTCGTATAACGCTGTAGTTAAATGGAGTTTAAGGAACAGCCTATTTTCTCTCTATATATTATTAAAATGTTAGTTGACATTTTTAAAAAATTTTAGTATAATATATATATAAAGAAAAAAGAGATAAATATTTTATCTACTTTTAAAATAAATAAAAAAAATATTTTACATTAAAAAGGAGAATTTAGAATTATGAAACCAGTTAGTGAAAAGTCACTCACAGTATTGAATTATCTTAAGGAGAATGCAGATGCAAACCTTACATCAGGTGATATTGCAGAAGCACTTGGATTTGAAAAGAAAACAGTAGATGGAATTGTAACAGCAGGTCTTATTAGAAATAAGAATCTTGTAGAGAGAATTCCTGCTGAGATGGAACTTGAGGATGGTACACATAAGCCTGTAAAGATTATCAAGCTTACTCAGGCAGGTGTAGATTATGATCATGATGCTGTAACAGCTGCTTATGAAGCAGAAGTTGCTGCTGAAAAGGCTGCTAAGGCTGCTGCAAAGGATGCAGAATAATTTTACATTGATAATTAAATAAAGAAAAGTAAGGGAGAGGTAATAACTTCTCCCTTTCTTAATAAAAGGAGAAAAATCATGCTAACCATAGGAATTATTTTAATTATAGTTAGCATTTTGCTAGTTATATATAGTGTACATTCCTTACGGAATGTCCGTCAAATAAATCAAGATATAGATAAACAAAATCAAGAACTTGAAATTAGAAATCAAGAACTTAATAGAGAATGTGAATCATTAACATATATTTTAAATAAAACAAGTGAAGATATTAATAAAGAAACTTATGAATTAAATTCTCTTATTACACAATCAAAAACACAAAAAGAACAATTAGCTGATATACAATCTAATATTTCAAAAACATTAGACAATCAAAAAGAATTATCTCAAAAAGCTTTTGAAAATTATTGTGAAGTTCTTGAAAAACAATATGATGAGCAAGAAAAAGAATATGATATGTATAAAGATACACTTGAAACATCATATTCTAATAGACAACTTGAATTAATGCAGGAACTGGACGAAGTTCAAAAAGAATTAGACTCGATTAAAGCCACTCGAACCGCCGCAATTCAAGCACAAACAAGAGAGAAAGAAATTGAAGAAAAACTTTCTTTCTATTGTTTAACCATTCCAGATATAGAGCTTAAAGATATAGCTGTATTAGAATCAATCGCGCCTAAGTTAAATAAGCCTAGAATCCTGTATATGTTGATCTGGCAAACATTTTTTAGAACTCCAATGACTACACTATGTAATCAAGTTATTGGAACATCTACTAAAAGTGGGATATATAAAATAACTAATCAAAAAACTAAAGAATGCTATATAGGACAGGCGGTTGATCTTGCTACAAGATGGAAAGAGCATGCTAAATATGGACTTCATATCGACACTCCAGTAGGTAATAAGCTATATAAAGCAATGCAAGAATATGGAATATGGAATTTTTCGTGGGAGGTTTTAGAGGAAGTCCCGCCCGCACAATTAAATGAAAAAGAAGATTATTATATTCAACTTTATGATTCAATTAATTTTGGATATAATAGTATAAAAGCTCCAAAGAAAGGAATTAAATAAATGGTAAAAAATTATAACAATCCAAAAATTTCAGAATTATTAGATAAGTTTAAAAACAATAATGAAACAATTAAATCATTTGAAGATGTAGCAAGTGTCAATGCTAATTTTAAACGTCATCTTCTTATTGGTGGAATAGATCCAGATGTAAGTGAAACTGTAGAAGCTTATATTCGTTTTTATAATCAGATGGATGATGAATTGGAGCTAGAACCTGCAGACCGCACACCAATAATTTTATTCATTGATTCATATGGTGGAGATCTTAATGCTATGTTTACTATTGTTGATACTATTAAAATGAGTAAGACTCCTGTATATACAGTTAATATTGGTAGTGCATATTCGGCTGGTTTCTTTATTGCTATTGCTGGACATAAAAGATTTGCATATCCTCATTCTAGTTATCTTTATCATGAGGGTAGTGCGGGAACACAGGGAACTGCGGTGCAATTTGAGAATTTTTCAGCTTTCTATAAAAAGCAGTTGGCTCAGTTAAGAGAACATACTCTTAATCACACAAAAATTAGTCCAGAAAAATATGAAGAAATTAAGAAAGATGATTTTTGGATGACTGCTGATGAAGCTCTTGAATTTGGAGTTTGTGATGCAATTACCACTTCTTTGGGGGTTGAATAATGAAATTTGAGAATGCAGTAACAAGCAACTGGAAGGGGGCTTTCCATGGCCTCCGCCATCCGCTTGAAAGCTATAAAAGAAGCGATAGTGAATATGGAATTGCTCATTGCTATGGTGATGAAACATTTGATATGGAAGATAAATGGGTAAAAAAATTATGCCCAGATTTGCATGAGCAATATCATTCATCTGAATGGTTAGAAAATACAGAAGAAGATTATATTTCTAAATGTGAAGAAATAAGTGAATGGCTTTGGAATAATGGAGTAATTCAAAGTGATAATAATACTGATTGCTTTGAATATGCTTTTCTTGGTCCAAACGATATAGATTTAGCACAGCGTATGATAAAGGCGGGAACTCCTAATGATAAATTTCTTCGTCAAATATTTGTAAGTGTAGATATTACAGCGCCATTATACTGGTGGAAAGAATGTGATCAATATAGAGTAGGATGTACAACTAACTCAACATCAACAATGCATAAATTAGCAAGCACGCCTATTACATTAGATTGTTTTGAAAGGGACGACTATCAAAATGTAAAAATGCATGATAGAAAACCATATAATCTCGATCAATATACTGATGATATTCAATATGTTGATGATATGTGGAATAGTATTATCTACTATTGTGAAACACTTCGTCAGTTATATCTGGAAACAAAGGATATTAAATATTGGAAAGAACTTATTAGAGTTTTACCTGAGTCGTGGTTGCAAACGAGAACGTTTACTTGCAATTATGCTGTATTAAGAAATATATATCACTGGCGTTCAACACATCGTTTATCAGAATGGAAACAATTTTGTAACTGGATTTCTCAGTTACCATATGCTAATGAACTTCTATTATTTGAAAATTAATAAAAATTATGTTATAATATATATATGAAATGAAATAATAATAGGAGAAAAATAAAAATGACAAAGAAAGAAAGATTTATAAATGAAGTAAAAGCAGCAATTGATGGATTAGAAGAGAAAACTCCAGAAAGATATTTTTCTGATGATGCTCTTGATTTTTGGAATGGACTTAATTCAACAGGAGATTCAGAAAAGCCCGCATTTACACCAAATGGCAAGTTAGTTCTTGATTATATTCAGAAAAATAAAGATACTTATAATAATCTTTTTAAAGCAAAGGATATTGGTGAAGGTCTTGGAATTAGTTCAAGAACAGCCTCTGGAGCGATGAGAAAACTTGTCACAGATGGATGGTTGGAGAAAGTAGGACAGAATCCTACTGTTTATAGTCTAACTCAAAAAGGTATTGAAGTTAATCTTGAAGAGTTTTAAGGTTGACTTTTAATAAAAATTTTGATATAATATTTATATGAAATAAAAATAAAGAAAATAATAAGGAGAAAAAATTAAATGAGAAAAGCAATTAATCGTACACACATTGAAGGAAGAGTATATGACTTTACTATTGCAGAGAAAGTAACAGGAGAGACATCAAAGAATCCTGGAACACCTTATATTGGTGGAACAATTGATGTAGCAACTGATGAAGCTTGTCTTAATATTGTAACAGTAAATTTTCCTTACGTTACAGAAACAACTTCAAAGGGTAATAAGAATGCAACTTATGCAACTCTTAAGAAGATTATCAATGATGGCAAGACAATCCTTAAGGATGGTAAGGATGAAGCTACAAAGGTTAAGATTGATTCTGCGATTGCTCTTAATGATTTTTATACAGATAGAAATGGTGAGGAAACTCTCGTTTCAGCAAAGAGAAATAATAACGGTTGGGTAACCATTGTATCTGCACTTGATGAAGATGAATCTAAGAGAAATACATTTGAGTGCGATATGCTTATCAATGGAGTAACTCATGTTGAAGCTGATGAAGAGAGACATATTGATAAGGATTATGTAATTGTTAAGGGAGCTGTATTTGATTTTAGAAATGCAATCC